CGGGGATGGCTGGATGAGCATCAACGAAGTCCGCAAGCTGCAGAACCTGCCCCCCGTCCCGGACGGCGACAAACCCTTTCGCGCCACCGCCAAGCCAGCCATACCACCAGGAGCCCCCGCATGAGCCGTCAATTGCTGCAACTGCTGCGCGACAACGCCACGCGCAATGAGGGTGTGCCGTCCATCACCGCCGACATGTCGGCGACGGAAGCGCACATCTACGTCTATGACGTCATCGATCAGTGGTTTGGCGCCAGCGCTGAAGCGCTGATCGGTGCGCTCAACGCCGCCGGCGACCGCGCCGTGCATCTGCACATCAACAGCCCCGGCGGCGATGTCTTCGAAGCCCGCGCCATGAGTGCCGCCATCGTCGCCTGCAAGGGCCATGTGTGCGCCCATGTCGATGGCGTAGCCGCCTCGGCCGCCACCCAGCTCGTGCTGGCTGCCGATGAGGCGCGCATGATCGAAGGCAGCCTGTTCATGATCCACAACGCCTGGACGCTGGCATTCGGCGACAAGGCCGATCTGCGCAGCACCGCCGACCTGCTCGAAAAGATCGACGGCCAGATCGCCGCCGACTATGCCAGCGCCACCGGCCAGACCGTGGAGCAGATCGCCGCCTTGATGCAGGCCGAAACCTGGTTCACGCCCGAAGAAGCGCTCGCCGCCGGCTTCATCGACGGCATGGACCCCAACACCAAGAAAAAGTGCGCAGCCAATGATCCCGCAGCAGCCTCCCGCTGGAACCTCAGCGCCTACGCTCATGCGCCGAAAGTGCAGGCGCCTGAACCCGAGCCCGACCTTGCCGCGCTTGCCCGGCAGCAAATCCAGATCAACCGCAACCGCCTGCGGATGATCGCCCCGATCTGAGCGCTCCTGCTCCGATAACGCCGCCCCTCCGGGCGGTTTTTTTTGATCTCGTTTTCTTGAAAGGAAAACAAATGAACTCCATCCAAGCCCTGCGGGAGCGCCACGCTGCTCTCAACAAGGAAGCCAAGCACCTGCTCGCCGAAAAGGGCGACCAGGTCTGGGCCGCCGCCGATCAGACCAAGTTCGATGACCTGATGGATCAGGCTGACCGCATCAGCAATCAGATCAACGCGCACCAGAAAATGCTCGACCGCGACGCCGAGGAGAACTTCACCGACGTCGAAGATTTCCGCATCGGCAGCGCGCCGAAGAAGATGAGCGAAAACCGCAAGGCCTTCGACATCTTCCTGCGCAAGTCCTTCAAGGAAATGAGCAACGAAGAACTGCAACTGGTGCGCAACACCATGAGCACCACCACCGGCTCGCAAGGCGGCTACGGCGTGCAGTCCGAAGTCGCCAGCATGCTGATCGACCTGCTCAAGTCCTACGGCTACATGCGCAAGGTCGCCAGCCAGATCACCACCGAGAAGGGCAACAACCTGTCTTACCCGACCTCGGACGGCACCTCGGAAACCGGCGAGTGGATCGCGCAGAACACCACCGCCACCGCCGCCGACCCCACCTTCGGCACCGTCGCCGTGAATTGCTTCAAGGCCTCGTCGAAGATCGTGGCGGTCCCCTACGAGCTGCTGCAGGATGCGCAGATCGACATCCAGGCGATGGTCTTCACCCGCCTGCGCGACCGTATCGGCCGCATCAGCAACACCGGCTACACCACCGGCGGCGGCTCGACCGATCCCAACGGCATTGTCACCGCCGCATCGGTAGGCAAGACCGGCACCGCCGGCCAGACCCTGACGATCATCTACGATGACCTCGTCGACATGGTCGATTCCATCGATGCCGCCTACCTGGATAATCCGGTTTCCACGCCGCAAGACTCTCGGCCCGCGCCCGGCTGGATGTTCAGCCAGACCATGCGCCGAGTGATCCGCAAGATCAAGGATACCGCCGGCCGGCCGATCTGGATGCCGAGCTACGATTCCGGCATCGCCGGGCCGAAGTCGGCCATTCCGGACGAGCTGATGGGCTATCCCGTGTACATCAACAACGACTTCGCGGTTCCCGCCGCCAATGCCAAGTCGCTGGCCTTCGGCAATCTGCACAAGTACCTGATTCGCGATGCGATGGATATCACGTTTTTCCGCTTCGACGATTCGGCGTATGCCAAGCTCGGCCAGGTCGGTTATCTCGCCTGGGCGCGCACCGGCGGCAACCTGCTCGATGTGAATAGCGTCAAGCTCTACCAGCACTCCGCCACCTAAGAGCGGCGACCACCGCGGGCCCTGGCGACAGGCGCCCGTCCGCCACCCGGCAACACGCCGGGTGGTCCTAATTCTGGAGCACACGACATGACCGTGAAACTGTTGAGCGCATGGGGGAATCAGCCACCAGGAACGCTCTATACCTCCGATGCGAATACCGAAGCCGCGATGATCGCGGCCAAGGTCGCCACGGCCACGCTCGCCGGCGCCGGGCCGTGGACGCCGCCGCCTGCGCCGCCCAATGTCGGCCAAAGTTATCCGATCATCCTCGCGCAATCCGCGATCCCGATGATCCTGCCCAGCAGTGGCACGATGGGCGCGAACGGATCGCTCACCGGCCTGACGGCGCTGCCGTACAGCGTGTTCCCGCAGCCATGCTTCATGTATTTCCCGGCGGGCAAGGTCTTCATCGGCTCGCCGGCCGGGATGTACTACGCCAGCATCCTGACGACGACCACGGCGCAGGTCTACAACAACATGTACACCAGCGGGCGCCCGCAAGATGCGATTCCTGTGGTGCCGACGCCGGTGGTGGATGCCGGACCGGGGGCTTACACGCAGACAGCAGGTACAGTTAATTTGCTGGTGGCGACTGTCCCCGCAGGAATAATGGGCTTAAATGGAGCGATACGATTTGCAATGCAATTGCTGTTTTCCAACTCCGCTGGAAACAAAGTTCTATCGGTGAATTTTGGGGGATCTTTAGTTTGCGGGAATACGCGAACAACAACGGCAAATCAATCATATTTGCGAATGATCCAGAATCGTGGAGCGCTCAATAAACAGGCAACCAATCTCGGCCCGGAAGCAAGCGGGACAGCGACCTTAGACACGATAACCGCAATCGATACTGCCGTAGACCAAAATCTATCATGTAGTGCATCAATTGCTTCCGGTGCGGACTTCGTGATCGCTTGCTCGCACATAGTCGAAGTTCTTCCGGGATAATGCCATGACCATCCAACGCTACCCCGCCACCCTCGCCGGCGAAACCGCCGCCTTCGCGGTCGCCGGTCCGAAGAATGTCATCTTCGAGAACTCAGGTTTTACCGTCCGCTCCGGCCCCGACTACATCGCCCCGCCAGCCCCAACGCCCGACGAAGCCGACCGCGCCGCCGCCCGCGCATACGCCAAGCTCACCGCGCTCAGAACCATGACGCCGGCACAGGTGCAGGCCTGGGTCGCGGCGAACGTCACCACGCTGGCCGATGCCAAGGATGCGATCACCACGCTGGCGATTGCCGTCGGCCTGCTCGCCCGCGAACTGTAAGCCGCCGCCTTCCCGTCAACCCGCCGCCTCCGGGCGGCTTTTTCATTCCTGAAAGGTTCATCTCATGGCAAAAATCCAGCAAGCCAGGGTGCTCTTCGCCCTGCCGCAATTGGGCGCGGCAGTCGGCGACATACTCGAAGGCGATCCCAAGCTCATCAAGCCCTACCGGGATTCCGCCGACGTGGATACCGACAAGGACGCCGTCGCCTACGCCAAAGCCGAAGGCGGCCGCATCATCAAGATCGGCGCCACCGTGCCCGATCCCGCCGAGGCCCTGCAGGACGAGATCGACGCCCTCACGCAGCAGCTCGCCGCTGCCGCCGAAGCCGACAAGCCCGCCCTGCAGGCCGCGCTCGACGCCAAGGCCGCCGAACTCGCCGCACTCTAATCCGCCATGGCTCACCGCCTGATCACCGCGCCATCGGTCGAGCCCGTCACGCTCGCCGAGGCCAAGCTCCACTGCCGCGTCGACACGACCGACGAGGATGCCTCGTTCACGCGATGGATCCAGGGCGCGCGCGAACAGGCCGAACACCTGCTGGAGCGCAGCCTGCTGCCGCAGACATGGGAGAAAACGCAAGACGCCTTTACCTACTGCAACCCCGATGGCATTGCGCAGTACCTGCCCAACCCCGGCGCCAGCGTGCCGTTCCAGGCCACCCGCATCGACCTGCCGCGCCCGCCGGTGATCGCCGTCACCTGGGTCAAGTATCTCGACAGCGCCACCGGCGCGCAGCAGACCATGAACTCCGCTGACTACGTCGTCGACATCGACAACGAACCCGGCGGCATCACGCTCGCCCCTGGAAAGTCGTGGCCCGGCACCTGGCCCGTGCCCAATGCCGTACGCATCCGCTACACCGCCGGCTATGCCGATGCCGCCAGCGTCCCCGCCAACATCAAGAATTTCATCCTGCTGCTGGTCGGCACCCTGTTCCGCTTTCGCGAACTCGACATCGATGCCGCGCAAGCCGTGCAGCGCAGCCCGCACCTGGTTGGCCTGCTCGATCGCGAGCGGATCTGGTCGCTATGAGACTCCAGGCGCCGCCGTCCGGCGACATGAACCAGCGCGTCAAGCTGCAAAGCAAGAGCGTCGCGCGCGGGGCCAACGGCGAAGAAGTCGTCACTTGGGTGGATGTCATCACACTGTGGGCGCAAGTGCAGCAACTGCGCGGCAAGGAATTTTTCGCCGGAGCGCAGATGCAGGACGAGGTCGATGTCCGCGTGCGCCTGCGCTACCGCGCCGGTGTCACGCGCGACCAGCGCCTGCTGTGGAACGGCGCGCCGCTCGATATCGTCAGCATCATCGTCATCGGCTAC